CCTGCTCATCTTCAAAGTCTATAGGTGTTAGATCATTTTTCTTTTGATCTATCATAGCGCTTTGTTGTGTGCCAACTATTTTAGTTCGCTTATCTTTTCTGTTTTCTATTTCTTGTTCTTTTTGTTTTTCTTTTATAATCTTTTGCTCACCCAGTTGCATGTTATAATTAAACTCTAAATCCATTAATTCTCGTTTAATTTGTGACTCAACTCGCATACGCTCTATTTCATAACCTGACTTACCTTTTTCAAACTTAAGTTTAGTATCTAATACAGCTTGTTGTTTTTGAACCTCAGACATTGCTGCAGCTTCACTAGCTTTTGCATTAGCTTCTCCTTGAGCAGCTATGTTTGCTTGCTGTGCAGCTTGAGCGGCTTCTGCAGCTTTCTTACGTTTTAGCTTAATCATTTGATTAGCTAACTTAAGGTTATTAATTTGTCTAATATCTATAGCATCTTCTAAGTTTATACTACCACTAGATAAAGCAGCCTGTATATTAGCTTCTAACTGTTCCTTTTCTCTTTCATCTGGTATTAAATCAAAGTATATACCAAAATCAGCTAAATGTATTTGAGAAATATCAGTTAGTTGACCTACGTTCCAAGTTGATATGCTATTTTTTAAAGCTTCTTTAGTTAAATCAAACTCTATACTATCAGCTGTTCTTAGAACTATGTTCTCACATGTTTTAACAGTTAGATATAGATAAGCATTTAAAATATGTTTAGTAGCTGTATTAGAATTAGCCGCTGCTAATTTCTGTAAACCTACTAAAGAATCGGAATTAGGAACACTACCATCTCTAGCTTCGTTAAGTCCGGTTACGTCTCTAATCATTTGTAAATAGTATTGATATGTAGATATTAAAGAATTTACTTTATTACCACCATCACTTTTTACAAGTTCTTGTATAGGTATTCTTCCACTATTAGGATCTCCTTCAGTAGTCATTGATCTACCTAAAATACTACCTGTTTGGAAATACATGTTTAAAGCTTCTTTAGCGTTATAATTAGTTCCATTGCCTAGATCTACTTCCGCTAAACCATCTACATCTAAATAAACGCCATCAGGTATTACTTTAGATATTACTTGTTGTATTTTTAAATGAGTTAACTGTATCATGTCTGCAAAACCCATCATTCTACTAACTAAAGATTCTACTCTACCTTGGTAAAGTCTAGGAGCACATATACTGTAGTTCATATTAACTTTAACTAAATTTGATTTAGGTCTTGTCATATTCTCTGCCATTTTCCACTCTAGCATCATATCGTATCCTAAAACTTTTGCACCGCTATATAAAACTTCTATTGATCTACTAACTCTATCAAAATTATCATTTTCTTCAGGGTTAAAAGTGTCAGGTTTTTCTAAAGATTTTTCTAAACCAGTTGCAGTTCTTTTTATTTTAAAAACTTGCTCACTATAAGTTTTGTATTCAAAGAACAATATGTATATAGCATTTCCATCTCTTCTACCATTCCAATTGTATAGAAAACTACTATTACCTTGGTATTGTTCTAGCCTTTCTAGTTCTTCATTGTTTAAATCTGGAAATTGTTTTTTACACTCTGCTAATGATAAAGGTTTTACTTCTCCACAATACCATAAGTCTTCAAAGTTTGGATCTTCACTATATGAATGAACCATTCTTGAAGGATCAACGTACTCTACTGTAACACCTTCTGATTTATTCCAATTTGTTTTAGATGCTCCAATACCTAATACTACTAAGTCTTCAATAATTCTTTTCTTTGTTAAATCGTATTTGTTATAAGCTAAAGTATTGTTTATAGCTTCTTCACAAGCTATCTCAGAAGCTTGTTTATAACTAAGCTGCATGTGTAAATCTAGTTCTTCTTTGTTTTCTGGTAACTCAGCTGGATTTGTAGAATTAAACATATTTAAACTTAAATCCTGCTGTAAAGACTGTAAGAATTTTTTAGCTTGCATATCTCTTAATATGTCTTCTGCATATTTAGATCTAACTTTTCTTGATTCAGGATCTTGAGCATAAGCTTTTATATCATATAGCTTGTCATCCATACCATTAACAACTATATCTACAAACTTAGGTATTATAGGCACTGGCTTCCAGTCTAAGTTTAAATAAGACAAATCACCATTTATAGCCATTTCATCTTTGTATTTTTGTACAGGTTGTTCTGCTCTAGCGTATAATCTACGCATTCTAAAGTTGTTATAATTGCTATTAAATCTATTTTCAACACCAGATCTAGTACCACTAAACCAATCGCCTTCTATAGCTTGACCAACTTGCTTTCCATAATCAAGGCTTTTTTTAACCTCATCAGGTACAACCTGATCTGGAAAAGAACTATAAGTATTTGTTATCTTCATGCATTATATTATTTGTGACATAGACCCGTCGTTGTTGTATCTTCTTATTCCTAAGTTAATTTCGTTTTTAGTTCTAATTGGTATAGGTCTATACTTGTTTTTATTACAAGCCATTATTGCTAAACCAGAACTAATAGAAGCATCGTATTTTGTTCTATTATTTATATTGAACCTGCTCCAATCATCTAGTGTTCTTTGGAAATACATATTTCCATATCCTTGTTCTAAAGCGCCTACATGATTTTCAATATAATATTCAATCGCTGCTGCGTGTGCTTGTTTAATATCTTCACTAGTGTTTGGTATTCCACCTATTTCTCTTTCTGCTGGAGATAACTTATTAAATAATTTATCAGGTCTATTCATTGAAAAACCTCTGTAGCCTCTACGTTTAAAATAATATAATAATCTAGGCTTATTGTTTTCAGCAAGTATAGGCATGCCATAAAATACACAAGCCATTAATACATCTTCAAAAAATATTTCAGCTGTATCAGGTCTAGCTACATACTCTAAAAAAAACATATTAGATGGAGCTTCATCCATTGTAAACTTTGTTAATCCATGAAGTGCTCCTTTAGAGCCCTTACCGTCAACAGTACCAGAAATATCATAACTATCACATCCGAAAGCTCCAATGTGTTCATTAGCTGGATATTTAATTCCATTTTTTATTATTACACTATTTTGTAAATTAACAGGTGGTATCCAAGAAATATTAAATCTACCTTTTTTATTTGGATAAAAAATAACTTGAGTATCTTTTATACCATTTGTCCATTGAAAATTACCAGTAGTAACACCTACTTTATGGTTCATTTCTTCGTTATAATCTATTTGTTGATATATTCTAGTCAGATTAAATAAACTATCTTTTGTTTCATCTCTGAAAGCGTGTTTTTCAGTTCTTGGGAATTGTCTGTAATATTCGTTTAAAGCATCTTGATCATGCTTTAAACCTTCTACTTCGTTTTCCCAGTGTTCAATAACTCCTGTCGTAATTGTCGAACCATCGATACTTTTGATTGGACTTGATCCTCCAACGAAGATAGGTAATCCATAAGTATCCATGAATCCTTCGTAGTTCCACTCCATAGGTATGAACAAGCTATAGAGTCCAGAAGCTGTTTGTCCGTTTTTATTTCTTTTAGTAACGTCTGAATTACTGTATAGTTTTTTAAAATTTTCTCCACCTTTATCTAAAGCATTTGAAGTTGAGCCCATCATACACTTACCTACGATCCTTGATCCTAGCCTTAATGTAGTTTTTGTAACTCTCCAGTTGTTTAATATATTATCAGGTCTCTCCCATTTACCACTTTCATCATGAGCTAGTATTTTTAGCTTCTCACCATCATAAGAGTTATCACCAGTGTTTTTCCAGTCAATAGTCGTATCAAGACCATCTAATTCTTGTAACTGCTCGTTAGATTCAAGTTTTCTTCTAGTAAGTTTTGACGCCGGAACACGATATGCCAACTCAGTTTTTGGCCTGTCCATACCATCTTGAATGGGTTTAAAAAAGAACGGGTAATTAACTGATATAGGTACAACTTTATCGGTAAACATTTTCTTGGCATCTGCTCCAGACTTGGAAAGTATTCCAAACCTAGCATCGGAAGATATTGTAGCTTTATTAACAAGTTCCGCCGACGACATAAAAGAGAATCCAGATCGTCTGTTTTTAAGATAACAAATCCCGTATGATCTGTGGTCTGCTTTACATGCTTCCCAAAATATAAAGAATAATCTATTTGACTCTCTATATTCCGGTGCTCCAATATCGATTTTTGACCATTGCAAGTACATGTAGTGAGTACCAGTAATGTAAGTAGCCAAGCCATTATTGTAAAACCAATAACCATTTTCTCGCCTTTTGAATTCTTCGTCGATATAGTCATACCACTTTTCTTTAAAGTCTAATGGGTACTCTTCCCAGTCAAACCTGCTTTTAATCCTGCTTAAGTCTTTTGGGTAATCTTGTTTTTCCCAATATTGCTCTGCTTTTTTTTCGCTTCGTTTAAACGATTCATTTGCTGCTGGTAAAGCAATCCTGAGATTCTGTATTTCAATGATTTGTCCAATTTTTCCAGTTTTGCTTATTACTATAAAATCGTATTCTACGTTATAACCATATTCCCATTTTTTAAATCTATTGTTTTTAGATAGTATTTTTGGGTTTACAATATCTTTTAATTCTTTCCAAAGAGTTTGTTCGTAACTCACTTGCTTCTCCCTTCCGCAAACTTAAGTACTCTTTTCTCTTTAACTTGTTTTGGCTTATCATTAATTCTTTCTTCTTCTTCTTCTATACGTTGTAGTATTTCAAAAGCATCCATTATACAAAGCTTTTTTGTAGCTGCTGCATTTTTAAGTCTATCTGCTGAAACATCTTCCTCAGTGTGCGTAATTATTTTTTCTTTAGCTACTTTTATTAGCTCTTCAACTGCCTTTCGCCCAGCTTGGATTATATTCTTTCTCGTTTCCTTCGTACTCATGAGTTAATGCTATATCATTTGATTTCATACAATATAAACGTTCATCTTCAATAATAAACTCAAATTCAGAGTTTGGTGTAAACGTTATAAGTGTCCCAGGTGTTATTCCTAAGGCTTCTAAAGAACTATTACTATATTTTACTATACCAACATTAGGTTGTTCTTTTTCGTTGTCTAATATGTTTTTATTTTTTACAGGCTTTATAAAACAATAATTTAAATGTGACTTTAAATTGTACATATAAATTTGATCAGGTAACACAAAGTATAAATTGTCTTTAAAAAAAGTTGAGCTATTACGTTCTCTACCTTTTTGATCGTACCATCTACGCATTATATTGTGATGTATATAAACTTCATCACCAACTTTTACCTTGGTATTGTAAGCAGCTGGAGTTGAAACTACAACTGCTTTTTTACTTACAAAGATATGACTTTCTATATTAGAATTAATAATTAACTCTTTATCACCAATCAACTTAGTGTTTTCATATCTTTTATCTAATGGTTTAACAATAAAGTGGTATAAACTATTCATTAGTACTTTAAATCGTATTCAACAGAAATAGCCATATTACTATTGAATTTTTTCCAAGGCAAAATTTCTTTTGACTTACTTATAAATATGTTATATGAATTATCTTTATCGTCAAATAGTATATTAGATATTGTGTGACCACCATATACTTCTTGGTCTAAAGAATAATGCATTGCATCATTTTTGTAATCAGAACCAATACTAATCTTTCTTATTATTGACATCTTTATTTCTTTTCCAATCACCAGTAGACAGATCTATATCTACATGACCATATTTTTCTTGAAGATCTTTTTTTGTTGCATCTATTGTAGCGTTAGCATCACCTAAATGATGTAACAAAGAATGCTTCTTTGATTCTTGGTAACCTATTTCTACTAAAATATTATTTACCTTTTGCTGTTGCTCTTGAATAGTTTTTAGTTCTTCTTTAGTAACCTTACCAAGAGCTCTATTTTTTATATTTGACATTTGATTTAATTTAATTGTTTGTTTTTGTTTTTAATATATTGCTACGCAATCTGTACCAACTTTTAATTTAGTAGCTAACATAGGTGTTTTATCACCTACAACTGTTCCTGGCTGCACGCTTTTAAATATCACGTCATTACCAGCTTCTGTTGTAATAGTAATATCTTGAGCTGCAGATTTTCCGTTGTATATTACAACGCCTCTTTCTTCTGTGTTTGCTATTGCTCCTGTTCCAGCTGTTAAAGCTACAGCATCGTGGCCAAACACTCTTGGTTGAGCCATCATATTTCCTTCTAAACCTCTCATGTTTATTTATTTATTTTTGTTATTTTTTCAGCACCACGACTTCCGAAGTATGCTACGTAAACTGTTACCA